TAGAGAGCGATCCTAATGTTGATGAACTTTTGGTTCAAAAAACTGATCAGGTTCCTAATGATTGCCTTTCTAAATATTGGGCAAAGTTAGAGAAATGCTTTGATAAGTTTGTTCAACTTTCTGAGTCAGTTGAGAAAAGTCTTCTGTTATCTCCACAGAGGGAGGAAATTCTTAAAGGGGAGTTAGTCATGGCGGATTGTTCACCGGATTTTCACCTTTCAAAGGAAGAGATTCACGAAAAATGTAATGTAAATTACATGGAAAGGACTCACGATATAGCAGGTCTTCCTTATAAGTTTCTTCCTAAGTTTTATCCCACGCTGCAGGAAATAAGCAAAGCGAGAAGAAAGAGAAAAAAGATAAAATCAAAGCATGTAATTCTTTGGGCGTTATCTGGATCATCTGTTCATAAAGTCTATCCGTGGACTGACGCTGTAATGTCTAGGATTCTAATGGATAGGAAAGATGTATCTTTTGTAACCGTAGGCGATGAACTGTGTGGATTATTAGAAGTAGGATGGGAGAAAGAAAAAAGAGTTGTTACAAAATCTGGTAAGTGGTCTGTTAGAGATACGCTTGCTTTTTTAGATGTGTGTGATGTTGTAGTTGGCCCAGAAACTGGTGTTCTAAATGCAGCATCAACATTGAAGTGTCATAAGACAGTTATGCTTTCGCATTCGTCACATGAGAATCTGTCTAAGCATTGGAAAAATACTACTTCTTTAGGACCGGAAGATTATCCTGATTACTGTTTCCCGTGTCATAAGATGCATTATGGATTTAGTACGTGTAATAGAGACAAAGAGACTGGCGGCGCAATGTGCGCTGCAAAAATAAACCCAAAAAATGTAGTAGAGGATATATTGAGAAATCTTAAATGAGCACATATTTAGTTTTATGTCAAGACATGGCTAGGGATGTAGGTATCCCCGGAACAGGGCCATCTGCTGTTGATGCTACTACTTTATCTGAGGAAGAGAATGCTGTAGTTCGTTATATATCGCAGGCAGATCAAGATATACAGAGCCGGTGGTTTGATTGGGATTATCTGTGGTCAACTGCGACTATGACAACCAGTCAAGGTATTTCTACTTTGATGTCAACTAATACGGACGCTGGACCGGGGGGTGGTTTTCCTAGTGATTTAGGTAATTGGAAACTTGGTTCTGTAGTGTGGGACCCAACCTCAGAGTCTTATCAGATTTTAGAGTATGAGCCGTGGAATGAATACAGGGAAAATTATAAGTATGGAACGGTGGACGAAGATATTCCGGAGGTTTTTACTTACCATCCAGATAATACATTAGATTTTTATCCAACACCTAGTTCTAGTACAGTAGTTCAGGCGGAGTATTGGGCGACTCCTACTGTTATGACTGCAGATGCAGACGTATCTGCTATACCTCCTCGGTTTCATAAAATAATTATAGCCAGAGCAAAGATGTATTATGCTGAAAATGAAGATGCTCCAGAAATTATGGCTGGCTCTCTAGCAGAGTTTGAGGATTTATTAGATAAATTGGAGGCCGATCAATTACCTTCGCAAAAGAATAGGAGATTTGCTACCGCTCAAGATATGTTTAATTTTGTGGTGAGGCCAGAATGAGTAAGTTAAGAAGAAGAGATATACAGCCGAGTAGGCTGCAATCAACTTATTTTCCATTCGAAGGCGGCGTTAATATGGTTGATCCTTCTCTGGCATTAAAGCCCGGAGAATTAGTAGCGGCTGATAATTTTGAGATTGATATTCGTGGCCGTTATAGAAGAATAGATGGCTATGAAAGATTTGATGGGCAGACTCTTCCGTCTGAGATTACCTATTATAGGATTCCTTTTACTGTTGGTACTGCTAGGGACTCTGTATTTGATAGCGCCTTCAGCACTGCATTTGATATGCAAATTCCTTCCAAAGGAGATTTGGTAAAAGGAGAGACTAGCGGGGCTATAGGTTCAATATTACAAGTTAGTATTGAGGATGTAACAGGTGATGATGAAGCGGGGTCTTTTTCTAATTCAGATGCAGAAGGATATGTATATTTTACTGTTGTAACAGGAACACTGGAGGATGGAGAGACTATGTTTTTTCTAAATAAAGACAGCGCTTTTGGAAGCGCATTCAATGTGGAGTACGGCTAATGGGAACACCAACAGCATTAAGAAAAGAAAGATCAGTTCTGACTGGCACCAGTTTTGCTAATAATACTACTGGTGCTATTACTGCTCAGATGGTCAGGCAATTTACAGAGTCAGGCATGGGAGGATATGGAACTATATATTCACCAGTGGGAACGCCAGCCAGTCAGGCAGTTGCATCGTTAGCGACTGCAACAATAGATTGGAATGCTGATTCAGTTGGGGCTAATGGCCCTGATGATACTGGAACTGTGTCTGCAACAACTGTAGGAACCGACGCTGATTTTGCTAACGACAGAATCAGGATATACGATAAAGGGTTCTTTATGGTTAATCTAGGTGTGAGTTTCGCTCAGACCGGAACTGATACTGTAATATGGACATTCAGAATTGCAACTCAGAATACTGGCGGCTCTGTGGTATATCCGGGGTTTGATGCGGCTGTTCAAAGAGTGGTTGCTACCTTAGAGAATATGGTATCTGCTTCTGGCATTATTGATACCACTGGTCACACCACCTATACAGATGTTCTTGCTCAGGTTAAAAATGGTCATGCAAGTAATTCTGAGAATTTCCAAATGCACTATGGACAGTTGTCAGTATTTAGGGTTGGTTAATGGGCGTTCTTGCCACTAGCCTTTCATATGGCCCTCCAGTATTAAGAGATGCTGATGTAGATGCGTCTCTACTTTCCGAACTGCAAGCCGCGCAAGAGGATCAAAGAGCCATTATTTCGGTTGTCCCCGGAGAGGGGGACGTTCTTGGTGTGTGGGTATTCAATGGCGTTGTATATGCATTCCGGAATAAAAGCGGTAGTGTTACTGCAGGGATGTATAAAGGTACATCTGTGGGATGGGAAGAGATTGATCTTGGAACTGCATTAAAATTTGATGGGACCACGGCTGATGGTGAGCCAGTTCCGGGGGATAGTGGGACGGCCACTACTCTAGTTGGAGCCTCTAGTGGTGCTCAAGGAGATTTGGCTGCAATTTCTTATCATGGAGAATGGACTACTGGTGCGGCTGGGGCTATGGTTCTTACTAATATCACGGGAACCTTCTCTGATAATGAAAATATCACGATGCCCTTGTTGTCATATGATTCTGGTTCTCTAGAAATATCAGAGGGGGACGCTATTGTAGGTGGCACTTCCGGAAAGACGGCTACAGTTACAAGTGTAACAATAAGCACTGGGACCATTGCTGCTGGTGATGCCGAAGGTTATATATCAGTAAAGAATAATAGTGGAACGTGGACAGATGGAGAGGCTATAAATATTAATGGCGTTGACCATGCATCTGTTAATGGAAGTAGCCAGCCTAGCAACGTGGTAGTTGCAGTTGCTGATGGGACTCAATACGCGCAGACTATTAATCCCGGCGGTCTATACGAGTTTACTAATTATAATTTTCGAGGTGAGAGTACAGGTATAACTATGTACGGGGTTAATACCGTAGATAATGGATTCTCATTCGACGGTACTACATTTATAAAAATGTATGTGGGAATGGATACTGATACACCACAACACATTGCGGCGCACCAGAAGCATTTATTCTTCTCCTATCCGAACGGATCTATACAGCATTCCAGTATTGTGGCTCCAAATAAATGGAGTGTAATAAGTGGAGCAGCGGAACTTGGTATTGGTGACAATGTGAGTGGGTTCTCTACAGAAGTGAATAATGTGATGTCAATCTTTACCAGAAATAATGCATTCATGTTATATGGAACTTCTTCTGCTGATTGGGAATTAAGACAATTCCATCAGGGTGCAGGAGCAATTCCATATACCTTGCAGAAGATGGATCAAACATTCTTTCTGGATGACAGAGGTATAACTTCAATTTTTACTGTCCAATATTTTGGTGACTTTCAGTC